AAACGTAATGGCCCTTAGAAATAAGCTACCCATAGTTTTTATAATTCATCAAGTCTAAACTATCATATAAGACCTACCTGATGCTGAAGGCCCACTGTAAAATAAGATTAGCTAGTCTGCTTTACATTGCACCCTGATGGATCGGCCTCTTGTTAATACCGTTTAGCTTTATTTGTAAGCCAAACATCCATAGGAGGAATTTAATATGGCTTTTTCATCAGCGGCAGGGTACGGAAATCTGCCAAATGGAAACTTCTCTTCGATTATCTATTCGAAGAAAGTACAGGTTGCTTTTCGCAAGTCAACCGTAGTCGGAGATATTACAAACTCTGATTACTTCGGGGAAATTGCGTCACAAGGTGATACTGTTAAAATAATCAAAGAGCCTGAAATCTCAGTTAAAGAGTATGCTCGTGGTACAACTATTCTACCACAAGACCTTGATGACGAAGACTTCTCGTTGACAATCGACAAATCAAACTACTTTGCTTTTAAGATTGACGACATTGAAGAGGCACACAGCCACATCAACTTTATGCAACTTGCTTCTGATAGAGCAGCATATCGTTTGGCTGACCAGTACGACCAAGATGTATTGGGATACCTATCAGGTTACAAACAATCATCCATTCACGGATCACCAGACACAGTTAACGCAACTGTAAACGGTACTGTGGCAGTTTCAACTGCAGGAACAGATGAACTTCTTTCCAGCATGAAATTGAACAAAGGTGATTTTGGTAACATTACTACTAGTTCAGCAGGGACTCACTCGATTCCTCTGACTCCACGTATGCCGGGTGCAACATCCTTGCCTACAGCTACAGCATCACCAATGATGGTTGTATCTCGTATGGCTAGACTACTTGATCAACAGCAAGTTGATTCAGGTGGACGTTGGTTAGTTGTAGATCCTGTGTTTATGGAAATGCTACGTGATGAGGATTCTCGTCTTCACAATGCAGACTTTGGAGCATCAGGAAGTATACGTAACGGCTTAGTTGTTAACAACTTAGGTGGTTTCAGAGTATACAGTTCTAGTAATCTACCAGCAGTTGGCACAGGTCCGGGTACTTCAGGTACAGCGAACCAGCTTGCTAACTATGGTGTCATTATGGCTGGACACGATTCTGCTGTTGCAACCGCAGAGCAGATTAATAAAACCGAATCATATCGTGACCCTGACAGCTTTGCTGACATTGTTCGTGGTATGCACTTGTATGGCAGAAAGATCCTTCGTCCAGAAGCTCTCGTTCAAGCCGTATATAACGCAGCGTAGGGGGACATAAAAAATGGCTACTATAACATCACTTTTACTTCCTGCTACAGGTAACTCCAACAGAGGCCGTATGCCGTATCAAGTCGAACTAATAATTGACTTGACTGCACAAGCTATTGATTGTTCAGCACCAGATACAGTACAATGTATTACACTACCAGCTAACACTCACATACTTCACGCAGGTGTTCAAGTTGTCGAAAGCGCAACAATGAATACAGGTACAAATGCTACTATAACATTGGGTGCAGCAGACGTTGACGAATATGTTACAGCATTTGACATTGATGGTGCTTCAGATGGTGCATACGCTCCAAGTGTAACACCTTCAGCAGAAGTTGTTCTTGCTACAGCAGATACACTAGACCTTGTTTTTGCAGGTGACGGTGCTACCTTTACAGCAGGTAAACTTAGAGTTTACGCTCTATTGATGGACGTTTCTGAGCAAGGAAGTACATCAGCTAATGAAGTTGATAGAGACTATCTAGCATAATATAATAAATGGGGAGGCTGGGATAATCTGGCCTCTCCAACTACATAACAGTGAAAGAAATTTAAATGGCAGAAACGTACCTAACTTTAACTAATAAAGTACTTGCAAGATTAAATGAAGTTGAGCTAACAAGTTCAACTTTTAGTTCGTCTAGAGGGATACAAACACAAACTAAAACTGCTGTTAATGAAGCTGTTAGATACATAAATCAAAGAGAATTTAACTATCCATTTAATCATGCAACAGATTCAGAAACATTAGTTGCAGGTACATTTAAATATAGTATACCAGCCACAGCTAAGTTAGCTGACTACGATACATTTCGTATTGTAAAAGACTCTGACTTAGGTACAAGCGGTGGTAAACTAAACAGTATGAACTATAAAGAATATATAGAAGATCACATTACACACGAAGATGAAATTGTAACCACAACATTAAATGGATCACACTCTAGTTCCGTAACTACACTAACACTTACATCTACCACAGACTTTGATTCTGCAGGTAGTGCCTTTATAGGTAGTGAAATTATATCTTATACTGGTGTAAGTGGTAATGACTTAACAGGTGTTACACGTGGAACACAATCTACTACGGCTGCAATACACGCAAGTGGTGTACAGGTAGCACAGTTTAGTAATGGTAGTGCGCCTACTCATGTAATACGAACACTAGATAATAACTATATATTATTCCCATGCCCTAATAAAGCATATACTATAAAGTATGATTATTTTACCTTTCCTACTGATATGTCTGCACATGGTGATACAACCACTATTCCTGATAGATTTGCTGCAGTTATTGTAGATGGTGCAACAGCATTTATTTACCAGTATCGTGGTGAAACACAACAGTATGCAATTAATTTTACTAGGTTTGAGCAGGGAATAAAAAATATGCAAACTCTTCTAGTAAATAAATTTGATTATCTAAGGTCTACTTATATAACTAGAAACCACATAGGAAGTCCTACTTCATCATTTAGGTCCATTTAAATATGCCTGATCAATCTCAGATACAACCGTTTTCGTTTAACTGTGAAGGCGGTTTAGTTCTAAATAAATCTACTTTTATTATGGAACCCGGAC